TGCCATCGTTTATCTCCTGTGATGGTTGGACTGACTACCCTGTGATCCAACAGGGGTGGTTATGCGGATGTGCGATAAGAAAACCCAACTCTAAAGCCAGTGTTTGCCTGCACGTCAGTTGCATCCACTTGGTTGGTGGTACCATCATACGCCTCAATATAGGCATTTGATGTCGCTTTATCACAACGAATAGTGAAGCCCGTTGTAACAGCAGACGCTAAACCAAACACAAAAACAGAGCCGACAGATTCTCCCGATCCTTCAGAAGGATTTGCTGCCGCAAACGGTAGACTCAATTTAATAGACCCAGTCGGCGACGATACTGAATCAACATCAATTCGCCCTTGAATGTGGACAAGACTGCCAATTTTTATGTATGATAAGGTATTACTTGCGGTTTTAAGAGTAATGGAACCGCCCGATGCCCCATCTAAAGATGCCCCGAAAGTCCCCTCTTCATAATCGTCCAACTTATTAGCCGACCCAGTGCCGCCAAGGAAGATACCGCCAGAGAGGTAGAGGTCTTTGAAGCGACCATTGTTATAACCAAGATCAATAGTGTTATCTTCAGGCGCATTTGCCGTCATGTCCCACGGGCTAATAAGACCAACAGCATCATTAAATTTTAAACCTACGTCACCAGTGCCTACTGTAAGATCGCCACCGTTAGTCCCAATACTCCCCACCGTGGAGCCGTCTTTGCTGAACGCAAGGATTGTTCCATCAGAAGTATTTCTATTGAATACACCAGTTGTAGTGCTTGTTGTGGACGCACGGAAAAATCCACTAGACAACAAAGACAGGCCATTTGTATTAGCGTCTGTAGTCCTCCCCACAAGCAGGTTACCGCTGCTGTCGATGCGCATGCGTTCTGTGGCTGCCGTGCGAAAACTCATGTAGTCAGCAGAATGTGCATAAGCAATTTGACCAACATCTGCATCGTCTGTGTCGCCAAAGTTTATGTAATCAACATTTCCCGTGTTGGTTAAAAACTGAAGAGTAGGATTTCCAAATTTCGCATTAGAGGCGCTTGAATAAACCTCAATGCGGCTATAGCTGCTATCGGTTGTGTCACTAAGCCTAATTACAGGTGAAGAACCCGAAATGTCTAGTTGATCACTAGGCGAAGTCGTCCCAATGCCTACCGATCCGTCCGATGCGATGCGGAGGCGTTCTGATAAAGTGCCAGTAGAATTAGTTGTAGAAACAGTGAAAAAGGACGAAAGATTAGTAGCGTTTTCTGTGCCACCTTTAAGGGCAGCATAACCCATTGTTGAAGCACCTGCACCGCTTTTTGCGCCTATATACAATACACCAGCGTTTCCAGCACCCGCTGTTGCCTCATTCCAAAGTATTGATAAACCTTCATTACCAACAAGAGATCGACCCGCAGATTTTCCTACTGTGCTAGTAGGCCAGCTTGTCGTACCAAATGAAGATGTGCCGTTTACGTTTAAAGTAGTGCTAGGCGAACTCGTCCCAATGCCTACGTTGCCCGAACTTGGAGCCAAAATAACATCGTCATTAGCAAGCATGGCAAACCCAGTTACATCAGGAGAGCCATCATGCGTATTGATTATCTGAAGTTCATCTCCTGACGAACCTAGATGCGCACCTGATGAAGCATCAACTGACGCAATGACATAGTTATCATCGTTGGTGGTTTTGGTATTTTCAATGCTTATACCAACCTGATTACCTGATGCTTTTATGGATACTTCTTTTGATGGGCTTGTGGTTCCCAGACCTAGTCTCTCCGCACTCGCATCCCAGAAGAACTTTGCCGTGGTGCCTGTGTCCTCGTAGAAGCTGATGTCGCCGTTGTTTTCTACTGTCAATCTATTTGTTGAATTAACACTATCATAGATATTAAAGAAATCTGCTGCAGCATCAGAACCAATGTTCCATTTATCAGTTCCATTTTCCCGAAATACTAATCGAGTGTTCTGATTGACCGCACCATCAATTCTTACAATATTTGCCGATGCTGCACTACTATCAAACACAACCGCCCCATCCACAGTCAGCCCATCGCTGGTCAAAGTACCCGTGATGTCTACGCCTGTGGCGGTGGTGGCGAGTTTTTGGGAGTTGTCATAATAAACAGAAACAGCTCCACCATCATCTGCTCTTAAATAATTTTTTGTATCAGCAGCATTTTTAATTCTAAAGTCTGTTGCTTTTATTTTGAGCGGGCCTTCACCCTGATCATCAATATAACTCGCAGAGCCATCATGGTAAATCTGTAGGTCAGACCCTGCACCGAAGATGGCTTTGTCGTTGTCGCCGAAGGACAAGTTAGCTCCGCGTAAGCAAGCAAGTTGCCGCCCGTAGACGCATCATAGATGCCAGCGTATGTCACTGTACCCCACGACGCCGTCGCCGCAGGAAACTCAATCGCGGAGCCAGTTGTCGCCTCCGTCGGGCTAGTGCCTGACACGGTAAACGCAGCCGTCTGACGCGCGTATGACCCGCCAGACACCTCAGTGCCTGCCGCGCTATCGCTAGACGCAGACGTGTGCAATCCAACATAAAGTGTCGATGGCGCGGTGTATGCCGTGCCGCCGAATACGTGATCGAGGATTTTGTCCTCTAAGTAGTCTGTAAAGCTCATTAGTAACTCCTAAGATGCATTCGCAAGCCAGACTTCTGGCTCATGGCTTTTTCTGACGATAGATTAACACTATCAAGAGCAGATTGATATAGGTTCGCCCAGACGGGTATTCTCGCATCCTCGCCCAAGAATGGCGCCGTATGCATCAACGTGCCATACAGATAAACGTCCGGCGCATCCTGCAGTAGCCAGTTGTATGTGTTGCTGTCGCTCAAGTAAAAGCGAATACTCTCTAGCCAGTCAGTCGGCACACGCGAATACTGGTCATCTAGCTGAACTGTCGCGCGCTTTTCCATTTTCCAATGGCGAACCTTGCGCGCGATGTCTGCCTCCGCCAAGTCAATGAACGTATCAATCGTCTGATCGATGTCAGGCTTATTAATGAAGTTTCTAACTTGGTCTTTGAGTTCCGCGTATGTCGATGGCATGTGTCACCTTATGCGTTGTTTGCAGCGTTGCTAACAGCAGCCAATGCAGATTGTTGAGCAGATGCAACGTCAGCAGGCGCAGACAATGAGAAGCCAGCAGATTTAACGTCATCAAACGATAGCGTCTGCTGCGACTTAACTGCCGCCATAACTTGCTGCGACACTGTGTTGTTGAACACCTGATAACGCGCGTCATCCATTAGGAATGGCGTTGCATGCAGCAATGACGTGTAAAGATACACATGCGGCGCATCTGTCAAAAGCCAGTTCGTCGTATTGCTATCAGTGAGAGCGGGAATGCGCTGGTAGTAATCAATGTCCATCGAAAGTGAAGTTGATGGGGATGGCGTTACAACCATTTCACGGCCAATAATCGCAAAGAAACGCGGGTTTGCTGCATCGCGTGTGCGTGTACGGCGTAGCATTGTTAGCTGCTGCGGCGTAATCTGCTCTAGCGGCTCATCCTCTGTGGACGCAACCTGCACATAAACAACTTCTAACGCATCTGCTGGCAGCGTTGCACGACCAGATGTAATTGCTGCCGTGTTTGACGCAACCATATCTGCGCTGCGCAATACGTCGTTTAACGTGCTTTCCGCTAGGCGAATAAAGTCTGGGATTTTTTGATCAAGGTCAGCGCGGTTTAGCCAATCCCCGATTGCAGTTTGCAATTCTGCGTAGGTTGTAATTGCCATGTTAAACTCCTAAGATTGGCCTTTTTTACCACGGTTAGACGCTACAATCTACCCGCGCGAGTTCTGAATACTTCGTTGTCGCGGTCGTTCAACCACTTCTTGAACGCCACTGGATCGTCTGCAATCCCCCGACGTTTAAGATCATAATACACGTTTAATGGAATAGACGCTACCTTGTTGACATCGCGGTATCTATCTGGCGTGTCGTTGTATTGACGCTTATTCGCTTCGGCGATCGCCGTGACATCCTGCTGCGTTTCAATGACATACTCCCCGTTGTCTTTGACGTGCCAGTATTGTGTGATGCCGGTAAGTGGATCTCGTCCAAATAGTCTTCTTTGTCCCATAAAGTCCCCCAGAAATGAGAGGGGCGACCGAAGCCGCCCCGTCAGCTTTATGATACGTTCAAGTCTGCGACAACAGCGTGCGCTGCTTCGTTCAAGACTTTCAAGCCGAACTCTGCGATGACCATGCGCTTCTCAGCGTCACCAGTCTTCGCCAACTCAACTTGTTGGATCGGACGTAGGTAGCATACAGATGCGTACTCTGGGTCTAGCAACCATGCGTCACGCTCACGAGAGAAGCGGTTAGCAACAACATTCAATGTGCCGAAGTCTGACAAGTAGACGTCAGCCGCACCGATGATTGTTGTTGGCGCGTCTGATGGCGCTTGGTAACGCTGTGCCGCGATACCTGCGAAGCCTGATACAACTGTCTTGTTGTGTGGGCCTACCATCAAGATGCTTGGCTGACCGCCAGAAACGAACGCCTGCTGCATTGCGTCTTTCAGCATTGTCTCAGTGAAGTCACGCTGAGTGCCGTCTGTACGTGCAGTTGTACCGTCGCCAGTTGTTAGACCGCCGCCT